CTGAATTGGATGATGTGGTTGTTTTTTGATATACAACAGCACATATGTCCGATGGAAATTTTCCACTAGCGGCACGATTCATTGTTACTTGTGCTACTGCCAATTTACCTTCATAAGATTCATGAGCGGATTCATAGTAAATATTTTTAGCCAAACAGTCTACTTGTTTTTTATAGTTGGCTGATACCTCTTGTTTAGTTACATAAACATACACATCCTTTGAAATGGATGGTGCAGAAAAAGCCAATGTCATGCAAATTGTGGTAACAATAATTGTTGCGAGTTTATTGCTGAGTAATTTGATGTTTAACATCATTTCTCCTTTTTGATTACGGCCGATAATCTGGTCTTGGTCTCCAATTACGAATGTGATTTAAATGTGTGGAGTGTTAAAAATAGGTGAGCGTCACCTGCGATATTGAATGAATCCTAATTGCGTCAGATTCAGTTTGTAGTTTTATAAGCAAATCTCCTATTAATGTACTATTATATCATTATATTTAGGTAATGTCAAGCTTATTACTGATTATTACCATATAACATTATTGGTTTTTCTCTTATCCAACAAGTAATTATGTATTTGGTGCCTTCCAGAACTGGTAGTCCACCATGTTTAGATTTAGTTTTGATATTGGTATTATAATCATAATTAAAAAATAAAGCCGAACCTTTTTCTGGTTTCACTTTGATGTTTAAAAAATCGAAAGTGGTTTCACCTCCTGAAAAATCATCATTCAAATAGATAATTAATGTAGCCATCTTATCATTATTGGTAACATACTGGCCACAATTAAAATAGTCCATATGACTTGCTACATATTGACCAGGATAATATCTTTGTATTTGTGTTTTTTCAAAATGGTCAATACTAAAATTCTCAATGTAAGAAAATTTATCTTTTAATATTTCATAAGATTTTTTTCTAATGTTATCAAAAGTAAAATCATCATCAACAAATGAACTTGAAGTTCGAGTGTCAAGAATTTCACTTTCTTTCAAACCAGTATTATACATTTTTGACCGTTTGAATTTATTCAATCGTTCTGAGTTCTCAATCACAAAATCACATTCTTTAGATGTGAACAGATTGTGATAAAAAGATATGTATGGCTCTCTGTTTAATATAGTTTCTGTCATGCTTTGGATTCCGACCCACCACCTATTTTATTCGAAATAGGAAACCATTATACACCATATTCGATTAAAAGGCAACCATTTATTTAGGTAACAATGATGAAAGTGGTACTGGAGCATTTTCCATCACTTTACTGTTACTGGTATTGATCGCATAATAATATTTAGCCAACGAATTGGCCATTACCACTTTCCAATATGCAGTTGGTACAGGAATACCATTCATTACTTTATTATCAGCATATACAGCAATGGTAATAACATACATATCAGATTTTGTTTCGGAGAATATTTTTCTTACACGTTCTTCCAATGCTCTCCAAGATTCTCTATTTAATGATGGCACCTGTGGTGTCATATTGGTCATTAAAAATGTTTCATGCATCTCTTTAGCGTTAGCTGCATCACCTGCGGGCGCCATATGGCCCTTATCATATCCCGTATTTGAATATTGTGATGGATTTGGTTTGCGACCTATTCTAGGATCAGAATGAAATTCATTATCCCTAATGGCGTCACCCATACCATCATGTTTTAAATGTTCCGAAACTAAAATTACTTTTTGCTTTTGCTTATCATACAATGAAACATAAAAAGTATTACAAAGTTCAACAGTATTGGCCACAGTTATCGGCTGTGAATTCGGATACAACTCAGGACAGTTAGATGCATTGCAACCTATAGGTATCAAAACCAATAGTGAAATGATACCTATGAGTCGCAATTTACCAAGCCCAAGAAACGTATGCATATCTAACTCCTTTGGTCACTTTATCTACTCTATGGGGATATAAAAAATTTGAAGGAAAAACTAAAACATCTCCTTTTTTTAAATCAAATTTCATATCTTCAAACATAACGAATTCGCCGCCTTCAAAATTATCATTTAAAAGGCCAACGATAGATAAAGTTGGAATACCAATCGTATGTCCTGGTGTCATACTGTGTATGTGATCACAATGTTTGGCCATTTGTTTGTTCTCAACATACTTATTAAATTTTATGTTGGTGTAACCTGACCAACCATCGAACCAAGGAAAATTAAAATCTTTAACAATATATTCATTAAGAACTTTCCAACAAGTTTGCATTAATGCTGGTGTGGTACTAATAACATCCATCGACATATCAAATTCATTTTCACCACTAATTGGTTTTTCGTCACCCGTTTTATAATTTAAAAATGTATGTTCGTGCCATTGTATACTATCCATTTGTGCAACAGTTGCATCACAAGCATAAGAATCGGTAAATCCTCTATATACTTTAACATAATCTTCTAAATTTCTATTCATAACTGGTTTTTATAGAATTGGATGGCTTTAACTAAGCCCTTGATATGATCAGCAGTTTTTTGTTTAAATAACAATGGTTGTTCATCCTCAACCGCCATGATAATAACAATATCATCAATGGGTCTGCCAATCATTTCTTCATACATCAATGAGTATGCCGTTGTTTGCCAAAAGTAATCTTCAATGTGGGCTTCTGATTTAATTTTCTTGGAAGTTTTAAAGTCAATCACCGATAATTTACCATCGAATTCAGCAATACAATCCACACGACCTGCCATACCTAACTGTTTTGACCATAAAGCACACTCTTGGTAATGGATGTTATCGATGCGATTTAGTAATGGCTTGAGTGATTGGAACATCTCCAAAGCATCAGGCATGATATCATCTAATACATCATTGTTGAGGTATCTTTCGCAAAGGGTGTGAACATTAGTACCACGACTGGTTGCTTTGCGTGATACACGATTAGCTTCTTCTTCACCAACTCTCTTACGCCATTCCATAATGGCCTGTTTCTTTTGGGCGCCAAGTACCGTAGTTACCGAGGGCAACTTTGTACCATCTTCTAATGTATAATATCTCTTACCATCAGGAAAAGTTTCAGATTTTAAGTCAGCAAGGACTTTTGGTGGGCAGAAATTAAACATTATATTCTCAATTGTTCTTTTATGGTTGTTATGGGTACATACATATCTATTAGGTCAGGAAACTGCTTCTGTAATTCTTTTTCTTTTATATCACGGAAATGTTCAATTGGTTCAAAACCACTCGATTTTCTTCTTCTGCCCATTCCTGGCCATTGTTGATGATATACTAAAGTTTTCTCGTTATTAATCCAATCTTGGTTTATAAAATAATCAGGCCTTTGTAATAGAAAATCAATCAGTTCGTGTTTCATCCATGATGACACCAGTTCCGGCGTTTCAAGAAAGAACCAAAGTTGATGCCTAGTGTTGTGGTCTTTACACCACTCCATAGGCATAACATAACTTGGATTAAATTTTAAGTGTATCTGATTGTTGATTGTATGATATATTTGTTCGTATGCACCACCAATACCAAACCCACCCAATTCTTCTAATTTTTCCAATAGAAATAACTGCTGATAATAATATATCTTTGTTGCTTTATAACCTTGGTCGACATACTTCTTGTAACCATTAGTAATAAAATTGGTCATATTAATAGGCACCGAAACCTGCTCAATCTTGTAATGATTACAGAACCAATCAGCGTAACGAGTTTCGTGTTCGTTTGTTCCTTCTTCATGTTTCAATGTGAGTGCTTTAAATTTAACTCCCATCTTTAACAATATACGAGCCACCAGTTCACTATCTATTCCACCACTCAACAAAACATAAATTGGTTTATTAGTAGATTGTACCAACTGGAACATGGCCGAGAATAATTCTTCTTTCCATGACATTAAAGGTCGTGTTACTGGTTTAAACTCAACTTTAAATCTTTCGTCTATTTCAGTATTTGGAATATTCACATAAGAATAATCAAAAGCAATCATTTATTATTTTTTACCTAGATCCACAAAATCATTTTCAAAATTATAATATTCTTCGCCTGGATATTCATCACTATATTTTAGGTTCTCATCAATAGACATGACGTTACCTTTTCTTCTGAACAAAGCACCTAAACTAGGAATCTTGGGTTTACTAATATAACCAGCATCACCATTCACATCTAAAATATAATCTTTCATGGTCATCTTGGTATTGTATGGCTCCTTTACAATTATATTATCACAATTATTCATAGCCCACAATTGAAAGTTTTGTGTGCCATAGAAACTGGTATAGTTCTCATCGAGTTTGAGTGTAGACCTATGCTGACTGAATACTAACATTCTAACATAAACATTCTGCCATTTCAAGCAGAAATTCATCCACCAGAAATATTTGTATAGTGTGTCAATCTCAATTGGTGCGGCATCTGCCAGTTTTTTGTATAAATGAAACAAATTTTCTGAATATACAGAACCACCTTGTCCCTTAAAGAAATCAATGATTAGGTGTTCATTACCTTTAACCGTCTTAAATACATCATCTGGTATTTTCTTTTTTCGGTACTCTCTGATTAAAGTTGAACCCATCAGTTGGTCACCATTCTCACCTGAAGTAAAGATGAAATTATCATTACCCATATAATAGGAGAATTTATAAGAAGAAACGCAATTGAATTTTTTAATGATGAAATCACGGAAGAAATTGGGATTCTCATCAATACTATCTTGATTCAATAGTACCACAACATTCTTTAATTGTTCATCAGTAGCATTCTTTAGTAGTGAACATAATATCAAGGTTGAATCAACACCACCACTATACATCACCACCAATTTTCTATTGGTTTGTTCAGCCTTAGACATTAACTCTTTAGCTCTAGCATCACATACTTCTGAAAACGATTTGTCAATTTTCTGAAACGCAGGCACCACCGCCATTGGTAATACTTTTGTTTTAATTGGCGTTGTGATAACTCCAGTTCTATCACAGATGAATAGATTGGGTGCAAAACTTCTGTTTACATAAGAAAATTCTGAACCACCCGGAATCTTATCTAATAACTTTTGGTTGTTCTCATCTAAAAAAACATCAACACTACTATAATATATTAATGAACTCATCCAATTTGTCCGTAGGTAATAACCTCTTTATTAAAGTTTTCAATGAGTGGCTTTAGATTTTTAATATCAGCTTCATTACGAATTAAATCCTTATATTTCATTCTAAGTGTTTCAACCTCAGCAAGATAACCAGATTGAAAATCATGTTTCAAACAGATTCTTTTGGCTGCCTCTTGTAGTGTTAAACCCTTCAGGTTGGCATAACCTGTTGTATAAGGATACTTTAATGTATCGTCATTGTCAATACCCAAGCTCAGAATTTCTTTTGCTTCTAGGTACTTTGAAAAGTAAATAATATTTTGAAGTGGTAAATGACTGGTTTGTTGGGTTCGTTCATAGTCAATACGAGAATTGACCAACTCTAGTGTAAATACTTTTTGATTGATTAAGATGAAATTAATCAGTTCTTCTGTTGAATTAAAATTTGAATTTTCAACCCAATTTGTACCAGAAGCATTTAATTGTAATTTCCAGCTCTGGCTTCGCATGAAGGTTACTTCTGGATAATTATTCATACCCATGTTATTATTCCAAAATCCATTAACTACCTTTTTATCAAGGGTAGCAAAAGGTTTAACGGCAGAATAATCTTTACTGGTAGCAACCAATCGATTGGTTAAATCAACCAAAAGAAATAAATTTTGATTTTGTTTGGTGTTTATTTGTTGAGGTGTTTTATCAACAAAATGTTTTAATGATTTATAAACACAAGCTTCTACATCAAATTTTGATAACATAATATATTTCTTTCAATTATTTTAAATAGTTCTCAATCGCTTTTGCAAAAGAATCATAGATGAGTTGGCAATTTTCTTCAATCTCATACATCTTTTGGCCAACACCTTTGGTCCAAAAACAATAACCTTCTGTGTCGGATCCCATAAAAGGAGCACCATCATCAGCTCTCATATATTCTTTATTTGGATGTGGGTTTGCTGTAATTAATGTAAACATCACCGCATTTGGTTCGGTTTCTAAAAGACTTGGACGCCATAAAGGATTCCAACGAACCATTATAACTCCAGGTATCTTTTTTAATTGTCTAGCTAATTTTCTTACGTCCGCATTGTCCAGCAAATCTTCTCTATCAATCATGTAGGTTCTCCTTCGATTACTTTACTTTGTTCGTAAACTTCAATACCATTAACGACAGTCATTTTATCGCTGATGATTTTGATAGGTATAATTTTTTTCTTTGGTTTTTCTTTGTGTTCATACATAACACCCCAAATGTCCTGACGATCCAATGGTAGATGTTCATTATTAATTAGGAAGGGTATGTATCCGTTCGTCATTTCTTTAAAGGCCATTGCAAATGTAGCGATTGAATCTGAGTAGGCATTATTACATGATGTGTCCCAATACTTTTCATCTAAGAACATACAAGCACCTTGACAGATGTGCAGAACAGGACAACTAGGACAATCGGGTCTATTCATCCAATGAGTAGACGATTTCAATTCTACATTCTCAATGTCATCCATTTTACCACCAAGATGACTCTCACCATTCTTTGATGTTTCGACAGCACTTACGTTCTGGCAAGTTGTTACATTACCACGCAAATCAACTGCCAATGTATTCTCATCATCCATGCCGCACTTTTGGCCAAGATACTTTGCTTCACGTTGATTCATTACAGACGATTTAAAAGAATCTTTTTTCTGTCTGATTGTACCAAAACCAAAATAACCATCATCAGAACTAGAAAAGTGATTCATGTCGTTAAAGGCCAATTGTCTAAAATCAAAGTGTGCCTTCTTAGTGTTCAATGAATTTTCTAGGCCATCTTCATCATACGCATCAACGAATCCACCCTCACCAACAACTACACGCTCATCACCTGTAAAATCTACAAACCATTCAAAGATTTCTTTTCTACTCATGTTCTTAGCATTCAGCATAGAATTGAAACTCATACGACCTAGTGGTTTCAATACATTATACAAATCTAAGGCAATTTCTTTCTTCTTTGGATCTACAAATGGATCAGGACCACGCACGTATTGACCTGGTCCGTCATGTGAGATGGCAACAGAAAATCCCATAGCATACAACCATGCACAGATATCTTCAGTTAAGAGTGATCCGTTTGTAATAACAGAAAACCGTGGTTGATTTTTCCAATGAGCAAACTTGGCACGCAGTGCTTCTGCCAAAGGTTTCATGGTCTTCCAATATACAAAAGGTTCACCACCCCAAAACTCAATCTTTAAACCTTTTTCTTCGCTGAACTCTAATGTTTCCATCATGGCCAAGAAATTGGGCACATCTTTTGGATTAGTTTCTGTGGCACGTTCAACAAACTTCTGTGAACAATAGTCGCAAGAATAGTTACATGATAGTCCCATTTGAATTTTCAAATGACGAACTAATTTGGATTTTTTGAGTGGGTTTTCTTTGTCGAAAGGAATAACCGGCAATTTGTTTGAAAACTTCTTTATATTATCTGATTGCCAGATATTACCTTGACCATCTTTTAAGATATTTTTTTCATTATCATAAAAGAAAATCTTTTTATCGTTTGCATTACGTTCTGCGTGAATTTCAAAAATCATATTATATTTTCATTAAATTAAATTATTAACCACCACAATCACACGCACAAGCACAGTCACAAGCACAAGCACAGTCACAAGCGCACGCACAGTCTACACAAGCACAAGCACAAGCGCAGTCTACACAAGCACAGGCGCAATCACAGTCCACACAAGCACAGTTACAATTATATGTAACATTCGTTGCTTGTGTGCAATTATAGGCGGCTGTGCAATTTGTACCAGCTTGAATATATGCCTTGGTGTCACAGTTTAAGCAGTTGATGGTACCAGAAATGGTACAGTTATTACATTGGATATTTCCTGATCCACAGGCGTTGGTACAGTTACCATTGGCACAGGCACCAGCATTATTTGACTGGTAGTAATTTTTACCATGTAAAGTATTAAAGTCTGTAATTACTGGAATACTGTTATCTTTAATCCAGGACATCGCAGGAGAGTATCCAGGTGTGCCGGCACCAACTAGTGTGGTTACATCGGCAAGAGAGAGGGCGCCAGAAGTAGGTAATCCAGGAGTCATGATTTTCTAGTATGTAAGAGTAATAATAGCATATTTATCCTAGTTAAAATATGAGTTATCGTGTGGGTTTGATGAGGATATGGTGAATCGTTTATCTTCCATAACCTTGGTTTGTTTGGTTAATTCAATCAGTTCTTGCCTAACCTTTTCCTTGTTCCGATATTCGTAGTATAACCGCTGTTGTTTGGACATTCCTCTTTTTTTGCTCATCAGTTCTCCTGTTGTTTTTATTATCTTCGGATAGCTTCTGAGTTTTAACTACGGGGGCAACTTTGGCATTAACACCTCCTCGGTTTATCAGTAAGGCAGGCAACTGAGTAGAGATTACCATTCTCTTGGTGCCTTTGTTTTGTGACCATCTTTGATGGTATTCTGTCCAACTTGTTCCTTCATACGACCAATGACATACTTCTCAAAGGTTGAGTCTGCTCTACCCATACCCGGAACAGACAACCTGACGCCATCCGACATGATGGGGAGGTTGTCTGAAAAGATATGGAGTTCTAGATGTGGGTTGTCCAGTTTAAACTGTTCCAACACCGTATAAGACATACGATGTTCTTCAACTTTATTGGTACTTTTGTTTAGAAAATCGTATGATGGCATATTATTTACCAATTAATCCTTTGATTTTATCTTGAATTGCTTGAACAGCAGCTGGTTTTGGTACACACCAACCAACAATCACACCAATAATTAGACCGATGATTAAATCCATTTTATTCTCCTTTTGTGTATTTCTGTTTGACTTCTTTTACTTTAGCCAAATAATCTAACATTGGCTCTGGATCGCCTGCTTGTTTCCAATAATAGGCATCCACAAATTCTCCAAGTGGTGGGTATTCTTCAGCACGACATTGTTTGTATGCCAAAGATTTCAACCGTTCACATTCATCAAGGATTTCTTGCCAAGTAGGTGCATCTTGATGATGCCACCATTTGGTGAAGGTTGTATTACTCAATTGATACATGGCCCCAGGTCTTAGGCTTTCAATAGCGTCATTGACACCATAACGACCAGGCGGCATCCAGTTTGGATTAGACATAATTTCTCCTCAAATAATATAGTCAGTATTAATATTTATATGCAACATCAGGTGTAAACCATGGTGGAACTGACCGTGAATTAATCTTACCTTTCCAACTGGCCAGGTGAGTTTTATTTAGATTGTAGTAATTTCGATAAGATGATAATGCATCACCTTTTACTTTACAGTCATCAGGCATAGCAGGAGTTGGTGGTGTAAATGGTTTGTTTGGAATATTGGTAGGCAATAACATAAGGTTGGGTATCAACCTAGCACACGCATGAGTTTTACCATAACGATATGTGAATTCTTTTAGTAACTCAACCCACAGAGTATAAAGCCACAGATAGTTTTTATCTGACTGACGAACCCACAAAGCAGAAGGATGGTTCATCATCGTAGGTTTCATAAGGCGCTCTTCACGCTCATCAGGTAATTTCCATGCTTTGATTGACCTGTTGTTTGCCGAGAGCCTACGATATTCTTCGCCGTCAAGTACACGGTGAGCAGTAGAAAGCAACTGAGCGTACTCAATTACCATTTTGCAAACGTGCTTATCAAGGTGCATTTGAGCACATTCTTTTACATCTTCAGAAATATAAAATATATTCATAACATTCTTATAAGACCAATAGTATCAATAGTAGTAAGTAAAATATAGTTAGCTAGCATTCCAAAACTCTTACGAGTATAAGAAGCCCAAGCGTACAAGGCACATCCACCAATCCAAATTGGATACAAGATTAGAAGTGGTGGGTTAGGTACTGTGAGAGCCATTGTGATAGAACAACCAATTGAGATTGCCCATGCCAATAGTTCAATAACAAACCTAACCTTGCTTGATTTCCAATCATCTTTTATCCAATCAAATGTATTATAAAAGATGTCATTCATTTATAGTGTTGGAATTTCCAAGCCAGCTTGTTTCTTCAACGATTTAACTTTAGCAGCCACATCTTCAGAAGATACAGTTTGCATAGCAAATTGTTGGAACAATGGGTAAGCATCTTTTACTTTATAGATACGACCATCGGATAGAAATAGATGGCAACCACCTGTGGCCATTGGCGCAACTTCCATGACTTCATCCATATTTAAAATAACTTTACAACCTTTATCGGTTGAATTCACTTCGACAAATAATGCCATTATGCTTCTCCTTTTTCACTTTTAACATTCAATTTGGCCAATTTAGCCCGTTTTTCTGCAAACTCTGCTTCAATCATCATCGTTTTCCAATGACCTCGAACTCCATTAGGTAGTGTAGCAAGGATCCGCTTAGAAGTTTTACTTAACTTAAAATCTTTATTAGTTTTCATTTATTTACTTTATCGCAATCTGTCACACGAACTAAAATGTTATCGGTAGTATTAATAGGTTTAACAAAAAAACATTCACCTTTTACTGCCCAAACCAAACGGTTCTTAATATCACTTTCACTCGATCCAGCTAACATTCTATCCTGCACATAAGGCATTAAGATAATAGTTACCAAAAATACAAAGGTACCAAATACCATCAAAGACTTTTTATTACTAAACCAAACGACTAAAGAATTAAACATGAAATCACTCCATAATGATAATGTAAGATA